CGAGCAGGGGTTAAGCCAAGAAAAATTAGCCCATAAAATTGGTTGCACTGAATCATTGATTCATAAGTGGGAGCAGCACAAGCGCATCCCATCTGGTTTCTTTCTCATGTGTTGGCTTGATGCATTAGGCTACGATGTCGAAGTCAAAAAAAGGTAAGCAATATATTCACTGTGTTTCATGTGAAACAAAGACAGAATGGTTTGTTGCTATACTCAGAAACGATCATGCTAAAACAATGCATAAGCATTGGTATGTGTGTCTTCATTGCTACGAGGAAGATAGATGGCAAACCGTAACAAAAACAAAGGAACTTACCACGAAAAGTGGTTTGTCGAATGGCTCAACCAAATCAAAGCGCCGATCAAAGCGAAACGCCAGCCCCTCTCAGGAAGCTTGGGGGGCGAGTATTCGGGCGACATCAAAATCGAAATCAACGGATTGGAAATGATAGGCGAAGTAAAATATAGAGATAAATCAAACTTCCCTAGTCCATTCTCAGTATTAGAGGGCAGAGATATTGCTTTCTATAAACGGCGCAAAGGAACGCCGCAAACTCTTGTCATTATGACAGGCGAGCAATTCCAATTATTAATGGAGGAAAGTTATGGAATCGCAGAACAAGATGATCAAGGCACACCTTGATAAAGGATTAACAATCACAGCATGGCAAGCCTTAGACTTCTATGATTGCTTTCGATTGGCGTCACGCATTAGTGACCTTAAAAAAGCAGGGTATCCTGTAGATAAGACAATGATTGAACTGCCAAACGGTAAACGTGTAGCGCAATACTTTAAGGTGGTATCATGAAATCACTCAGCAGTGCAGTGACAGGTGACGTTTGGTCGGCAAGCATCAAACGCGGGTCACATGAAATACTCAAGAAAGATATTGAGCGTAATAAGAGTTGGACACCTGACTCTTATCGCATCAATGCTGATCGAATTCTCAATGGCGAACTTGTTTCTGAAACGTGGCTCTGGGGTCGCAATGCTGTAGCTCTGATCGAATTAGGCTACCTTACTGAGCGACAGCTTGAGCCTCATCGTGCGGCCTTTCTTGGTGATATTGGTGCTATCGCTGACCGTGAAGAAGTTCGTGCTGAAAAAGAAAAACTACATGCCGCAGCTGTCCAAGTCTTTCGTGAAAGTTCTTGATGTTACTGCACATATGCAGTAGTATAATCACATAATAAAAGGAGGAAATGATGGAGCGTAAAGGCTTTATTGGAGGCAGTGATTGCGTCCAAATATTGCAAGGCAACTGGTTAGACTTGTGGCAAATTAAAACAGGTCGCAAAGAACCAGAAGATTTATCTAATGTTCTTGCAGTTCAACTTGGCATTCACACCGAAGACTTTAACTTAGCTTGGTTCGAGAAGCACCATAATTGCGTACTATCAAACCACCAGTATCAAATTAAAAAACAAATAGGTAATGTGCCTGTCATTGGTACAGTAGATGCAATGTGGGATGGCAACATCATTGAAGCCAAGCACACCAACTCGTTCAATAACATGAGCAAAGCTTTAGAATACTACATGCCTCAGTTACAATTGTATATGCACATCAACGATGCCGATGGCGCATATCTATCAGTAATCTTTGGCAACAGTGATTGGGAAAGTGTTCATGTCAAAAAGAACCAAGAGTATTTCAATTCTATGTGGGCAGTGGTCTCGGATTTCTGGGGTTACGTGCTACGCGATGAAGAACCGATTGCTGTTGACACACCGTCGATCTCAATCGACCAAATCCCGTTGGACGAAATGGTCGCACGAGATGCCAACCACGACAACATGTTTATGGACGCGGCAGTCACCTACATTAACGGTCTTGAAGTAAGCAAGAAGTTTGAGAATGCTAAGAAAGACTTAAAGAATATGGTCGCAGATAATGAGCGCGAGGTTTATTGCGACTATCTAACAATCAAACGCGATAAGCGTGGAGCCTTGCGCATAACCAAGAGGAATTAAAAATGAGTAAGAATGTTTTAACTGAACTGATCAAAGCGCGTAAAGCAATACAGCCACCCGCTAAGACAGGCACCAACCCACACTTCCGCAGCCGTTACGTTACGCTCGAAGGTGTTATCGAAGCTGTCACAGGCCCACTTAGTGAGCACGGTTTCTTTCTAAGCCAGCAAGTATTCACAGGTGAGCATGGCTCATTTGTATCTACTATTCTTATGCACGAAGACGATCCAACGTGGGAAATGATCTCTCATGTACCGCTTGTGCTTAATAAGAATGATATGCAGGGCTTGGGTAGTGCCATAACTTATGCGCGTAGGTATGGCATCATGTCATTGCTTAATCTTCCAGCCGAAGACGATGATGGCAATGCAACTACAATGCAAGCCAACTCGACAAGCGAGACCCCCAAGTCTCGAGCGAAGTCGAATTGGCCTTAATTCTTGGGAAGAGGTTGGTAGATACATGCCTCGATCACCCTGATAGGGCGGCAGGGTTCCCAAGAACCGCCCACTTAACTTAAACAAAGGAGCCAGAAGCATGGCAGAATATGACGACACAAACCGAGGCGCAGCTTTCCGCGCATTTGATGATATGGAATTGCTACTGCAAGGTAAGATCAATGCAGATGGGCGTGATGCCAAGGTTGTGATTGTTCGTAGACAATCTCGTGATGGTAAAGAAATCATGGAAGTCTATGAGAAAGTTGGTGCAATTTTTCCAAACGATAATACGAAAGAAGGTGCGCCAGATTATACAGGCATGATCTATAAGACTGATGATAAACAGCAGCCTTGGACTAACCCATCACCAAACAAACGCTTGGGTGGATGGAGAAAGATGAAAGGTGATAAGCCTTACATGTCATTCTCAGTCTCTGATCAACAGATAAATGCGACGAAAGATCACGATGATCCAATTCCATTTTGATCTTGTATGATCCAATATGATCCAACATAATACAACCACACGCGACATCCTTACATTTCCTCTGTCTCGTTCAACTGCCAGCCTTCGGGCTGGCTTTTTTTGTGGTCAATTAAAAGAGGCTTTAAATGACAAAACTAAATACAGCAGACGAAAGAATATTAAAACACTTGCGCCAACAGGTAGATCGGTTGCAAGATGAACGTTACCGAACAGACGCAAGGCCCAGCATAAACAATGAAATATACGCAGCTCAACAAGAGCTAAAGCGCTTTGTGTCTGAGTTAAGAAGGAAAGGATACAATATCTAATGGTCAATGTGGTAGACGTAGAAATTTCGCTAGATAATTTTAAGCGGGCATTTGGCAGAACGCCAAGCCAATCAGAAGTTGCAATGATGATGAGGCTCAAAGCTCTCAAGCAAGAAAAACAAATCAACACAAGCAACACTGGCAATGTCATGGAGCGCAGCAAGAAGTCTCAGAAGATTGCACTCGAACGTGGGCGCGAAAAGAAAAAGCAAAAAAGAGAAGTAAAGATTAGCCCACAAGCAATGAAGGTAAACAAAATGCTAAACTATGGGCTGACAGAGGAACAAATAGCAGATGTCTTATGCAAAGATGTCTTAGCTGTTCGCAACTGCATGTATCGTTATCGCTTGCCTCGTGAGAGTGTAGTGCTTGACGACAAGTTTGTGCAACATGAAGAATTAGGAATGTAATCGTGTGGGCAGTGCTATGTGAATGGTCGGACTAATAGCTGCTGGCTTGGACGCCACTGCCCACTGCGACAATCTATCAAAACAAGAGGCAAAGACAATGGCAACGTATTACATCTTTAGTATTGTTTACATGCTAAATGGCTATGAAATGACTAGCCATATTTTAACTAACAGTGCAGAAAAATGTTACCAGTTAGTTCGGGCAGCCGAAGAAATATCTAACGTGCTACCCGCTGATCTTTACTGTAGAGACACTGGTAGAATCTCTGCATCAATGCGTCCAAAGCTTAGACCATCAATTCAAAGTGAGGCGCATCAATAAACGGACGACGACCTTGGGATCGGCGTGTATCAATGTAATCATTCATTGCTGATTCCATGTCACCATCCCATTGCGCAATGTTTGGAACAGTCCACGCTGCACCCCAACGAATAGGAACATCAACCGAACGTGCTGCCTCTGCCATCGCATCTGCGATCTCATCATACAAATTCAATTCCCAACGCCCACCATCGACATACGCCATAAGGTCTACAGCAATACCATCCAAGTGCTTTGACTTCATGGTTTGACTTGCGCCCTTGGCTACTAATGCACGTTGTTCTTCAATGGTGCGAAGCCCACAGATCACAGAAAAGTCTTGCTTACTAACACCAATGGCATACTTAACGACAGCAACCATGCGTTCATCAACACCTTCTAGTTTTGACAGGCTGCGCTTGCCTAGTTTGTAACTCATTTCTTTAATCCTCTCATCGTGCGTATGCCGAAGCTCGCAGCTATGGAAGCATACATTCCCCATTGAACCCACATTGGGGTTGTCTCCAAATTAGCAAACCCTTGTGCCATTGTCTCTTGCATAGAAGGAATGAAGTTGGCGCACAGAATCAAAACAAAAACTATTGTCCACAGCTCGTCTTTCCAACTGTCCTTACTGGCCTCGATTGCAGCTTGTTCCCAATCCATTTCGCCAGTGGCTTGCTTAAGTTTAATCTCTGCGTTTGCTTTTTGAATGGCTGTCTTGCCATCAATGTATGATGTAGCAAGGCTACCAATCGCTGATACTATCTGCCCAATCATGAGACACGATCCGTCTTAGCTTCTTTGTTCATCCAAATTCCAAAGCAACCTGTCAGTGCGCCCATACAAACTGAAACCAAACCAGCCTGTCCATTCGTAGGATCAGGCAAAGACATGTACCAGTGTACGCTTTGGTAAGTTAAAATAGTAACCACTAGCATCATCAGCCGTGGGAATATTTTGTATTCATCAATCACTGTTGCTGGCATATAAACGCTCCGCTATCCGTTTATGCGTGGTAATTATAACAACTTTTCCATTTTTGTATACTGCCCACACACCATCTTTAATTTCTACTAACCTCAAGACAGACCACCGTTTGGCTGTTGTGAACTACCAAACCCTCTCTTGCCTTTCTGCGTTCTTGTTCGCATTCCTCATAAGTCGCATGGGTTGGCCCAATCTGGTAATACTTTAACTCGGCAGATGGAATGTATTGTATAAAAACCAAAACAAAAATCATCACCACTGACCTCGCGCTGCTCCGATTAAAAAGATAATCCCGCCCAATATCCCAGCACCAACAACAGCTATAACACTGCCAATGATCCAACTCATAATCGCATCTATTGCTTCTTGCTTGCGATACAGTTGCTCCTTGCGTTCTTTGCGTATCTGACCCTCTAACCTAACAAGCTCTTCCCAATGGGATGGCCCCCAATAGGCAGAAATATAAGACTTCAACTCAGAACGAAGGTGATCTGCTTGTTTCTTTGCAGTAAAAGCCTCCAAAGCCTCAGCTTCCACAGACCCACGCATGGTTTGCCACAAAGATGGTTTCTCCTTTGCCTTGCTCTCTAGGTAGGTAATGTCAGACATTGCAGAGGCCCACTTGGAAAGCTGCCCCGCGCAATCCTGTATCTCACGACCAGTAGAGATCATGGACTTTAACCCATTAAATGCCACATTTGCCGCAGATAATGCAGCACCTATGGTAATGGGATCAGGCATTGGTTTAGCCCGACAAGCTCAGTCTTAACAGCATAATAATTATAGCTGCCGATGAGCCGATCATAATAGCTTCTAGTCTTTTTACACGGTTGAACAAATCTTTGAACTGAATATCCATTTCAGTTTTCATAGCAACGATCTGCTTTTCTATCGTGTCTATGCGCTCATGCGCTGATGCAACAGTACGTTTGTCCATCTTCTTCCTCTTACGGTGCTACAGGCCAATCATCATCGGCAATATTAGGCCATGATGCCAAGTCTGACATATCACGAAGCTCTTGGCGATAGGTTGCCCATGCTGTCTTGTCTTCATTTGTCAGTGGGCTGTCATTCATCTGCGTCCAATCGCTGTCAGCCAATAGCTTATTGCGTGTGGTGCGATGACCTTCGGCAGTACGTGCATCTAGCGTGGCCTGATAAGCCGCCTCATGCTCTGCCTTGGTTGTCGTAACGCCATCCTCTGTGGTGTCTTGGAACATGTCACGAGCAACGTAGTTCTCAACCCAATTTCCGTTAGCATCTTGTACAACACCATCACGCACTGATGTTTGGTATGCTGTGGTGGTAGCCGCAGGTGACTTTAGCACTGGGTCTAGGTCTAGTGCGTCTAGGGTTGCTGCTTTCCATACACGAGGTAGGGACATGTTGGCGAACTCATTGCGCCACTGCCCTTGGGTCTTTACGACACCTGTTGTTC